TCAGTTTTTGCAAGAAAGATATTGACAGCTAAACGAAAAACGTTTTTCATTCAGTTATGGGGAATAAATTCTTTAGATTCACAAAGGTTGGTTCTGACATCATTTTGCTTGTTGGTGCAACTGGGGCGGAAATGGACTATTTGCACCGGAAGGGTTTTTCAACGTTCCGCCGCAACAAAACAGTCTTCAACCCCGGTGGTCCCTTTGCTGTGGACACACTGCTTTTGAATGAATTGACCCAATTGGGGTTTTCGTTCACACTTTCACCATGATAATTTTCAAATATAAAAATGTTGTTGGTCAAACTGCCACCATTGCCCATGCAAATGGGGTTTTTCAAATGGATGACTTTGACCGGGCTGAAGTTGAAACCGCTGCTTCAAAACACCAAGAAGGGGGCTACCCCACCGCTTGGCATTTTGTGCAAGCTGTTTGTGGTTCATTGGGCGGGGAAATGATAACCCCGGAACCTGTGGGTTATGAAGACCCGGCTTCTTTTTTGGTCCACTAAAACCCCCGGAGGATTGAAAGGATAAATTCAAACCCCTCCGGGTCCATCTGTGCAAACCCAATTGGGTCATTGAAAAGACGCTCAGTTCCCATTGTCAAAACTTCCGTTGCCCTTCGGTTTTCAACAGAAAACCGCCTTTTACCTCTATATTTTGTTCGGTCAAGGTCATACTCTTTGCCCGCGTATTGGCTCCAACCTTTTTCTTTCCAATGGTCTTCATATGCCCATTCATTTGCATCAAAATCTGTGTTGCCTGTGATCTTAGAAAGCTTTTGTGCCACATCCCCCGGCATTCTGTTTTCCCTAAACTCTTTCACCCTTGCTGAAATGTCCGGGTGTTTAATTTCAATGTCATGGATTATTTCATGGATGTGGACGCTTGTCCCCGCGTCACTTCTGACATTTGCCGTTTTTGTAAGCCAGTTATAATCTGAACGCTTGTTCAGCTTGTTTATTGAAACAGTGGGCACAAGTTTTGGGACCACCATTTTCCCAACAAATTCTGCCGCAACAACGTTGTCACTTCCAAACTTTCCTGAATATGTGCCTAAGTTTGTAACAACTTTATTGTGCGGTGTGTGCAATTCTTTTGGCAGGAACAACGCTTCATGTGCTTCTTTCCTCATTTCACCATCTAATTCATAACCCCTGTGGCGTGTGGCTTTGAAGTCACCGTCCAGAAAGTCCAATTGTTCTTGTTCTGTTTTTAAGGAATTCAACGTCACCATGTTCGCTTCTTGTTCTGCTTCGTTGGCAATCCGCAAGCCATCATATTTTTCACGCAATGCCAATACATCCTGTTTTGTCTGTTGTGGCGTTGTCACCTTGACCGCCGGAGCCTTGACCACAGGGGCAGGGGCACCCCCACCAAAGGCTTTCTTGAATGCTTCCGGTTCTTGCAACTTCATTTCATCCAAGGAAAGGGGGTTGAAGTTCTTGTCTAAGCTCAGGTCTTTAAACTGCTTGGGGGACAGACCGCCATTCCTGAACAGTCCAGCCCGCGATTTGCCAAGTGCCTTGTCTTGAAATCCCGCGTCTTGGTCTTTTAACCAATCATAATAGCTTTTCTTTGCATCAACCGGGCCAAACTCAGTTGAGCGGGTCCGCCCTTCAGAAAGGAAATCAAACTTGGGGTTCATTACCGCAATGGTGGTTGACCTGCAATTCACATGGATTGGGGGCACTGGGCCCGCATCAATGACGTATTGTTCCCCATCAAGCCCTTTACATATGTTTGATGTCTTGGAATCCAACGTTGAAACCCATTGATATTTTTCAACAATGTCCTTGTTGGCTTTCCAAGTTGCCATTCTGCCCACACTGGCAACGTGTTGGACAGATGTTTGAATCACTGCTTTTGCATTCCGCCGGGACACTTCAAGAATCCCATCTTTGTATCTGTTCGCCTTGGTCCCAATAATAGACTTCACAATTTGTTGGTTGGTCCGCCCTTGGAAGAACCCTTGCCGGACAGTGTTGGCCACCCGGCTTGTTTCCCCGTCTGCAAGCTTGCCAATGAAATCATTCATGGTTTCCCCGGAATGTGACATTGCTTGTGTTGTTGCCAACCTGAACGCTTGCTTGGGGGTTGCTGAGGCTACCTTGACCCCACCTGTAAGGCTTGAAGCAATGTCAATGCCTTCCATCGAAGCATATACCCCGGCAACCTGCTCAAGCTGTGGTGTGAAAAGCTGGATTTGCTTTGTGTAAATATTGTGAACCCGTGTTTTGTATGTCCCCAACAAGCGGTTGACTGTTTGTTTGTTCAGGTCTGTCAGTTCCCCCACCTTGGCAAGTTCAGACCGGACAGTTGCGGAAATGTCCGCAAACACCTTGTTGAAGTCCCGGACTTGCCCGGACTTCAATTGTTCAAGTGTGACTTGCCGCCGGATTGCTAAATCAAGAAGTGCTTTGTTGATTGGCATTAGATAACAGGTTCAACCGGGATGATGTTGTCTTCCATCTTGGATTTGGCGGTTTTGTCATCTTCTGTGGCAACACCCGCTTTGCGTAACTGTGTCCGGGCTTCATCAAAGGTGATAAGACCACCTTGCCACTCTGCAACGATTTGTGCGCGTTCCTGTGGGCTTGCCATTGCCGCCGCAAAATCTGAATTTAATTCAAAGATGATGGTTTTGGGGTCCACGTCTGCAACGAACCGGGAAGCATGGAAAAGGGCTTTGCGGTATGCAGCGGATACATTCTTTGCAGCACTGGACAAGACAGAAGATTCACTTGATTCTTCAATCAATGCTTCTGTTGCTGTCCCCTTGGTTGCCATTGGTTCAATCAGCTTGGCACCCAATGCCTTCATTTGTTCTTCCTTGTGCTTCATTGCTTCCGCTGCAATCCCGTTGGCTTCTGTGTGAAGCAACTTGGCATCCGCGTCCTTGGGCAATGGGATTGCAGACCGGGACCCAAGCTTGACCCCATCTTTGAAGTTTTTGTCCACCCATTCTTGTTGAAGCCCGGTCAAAACCAATGTGTCCTGTCCGGTAATAAAGACCCCTTCTTCATAATCCGCTGAATTGCGATAATGTGCCACATTCAGGTTGGCAAGGTCAAGCAAAGGGGCTTTGTCAATACATGGTTCATTGTTCACAGCCCCCACAAATTCAAATGGGATTCTGTCAAGGGGTTGCCCCCTGTGGTCCTGAAGGACAACCGGGAAACCTTCAACAATTGCGAAGTCTTCCCCATCAATGGGTTTTTCAAGCTTTTTCCACAGTGTCACCACCGCCGCAAATTGGGTGTTTTCCTCATTCACTGGCATCAAGCGTATTTCCCGCCAACGGGGTTCTTTCTTAAATTCAAAACCGTCATCATCAACAATAGTGGATTCTTCAATCACAACCAAGGAAAGCAGGGTTTCACCACCAACCGCAGTCACACGCCAATTGATGATTTGTTCCGGTTGAATGAGAATCACACGCGGGCGGATTCGTAAAGTTTCAATGTCTTCCTTGGTGGTTGCATCCCCAGTTGCCGGGAAGTCAGACAAAAGCCCGCAGTGACCTTTGCCAACTGTTGCCTTTAACGTTGCCTTGGCTTGCTGTTCAAGGGGTGTCCCAGCACCGTCAATGTCTGCTTCATATCGTTCAACATCACCGGGCAAGTCTGATTCTGAGTCCTTGCTAAAGACTTGACCAACAAGACCGTCAAGGGTCCGTCCGGTCACATTGTAGAAGACCGCCCGTTGCACATATGCTTTGAACCGCTTCTTGCTATACTCGCTGTCAAGTTCCGCTGTGGGGTTTGGCAAATAGAGTTCCTTTGCCTTCTTGATGGTTTCTTCCCCGGCAACACAGTCAGAAATCAGTTTCCAACTCTTTTGGTTGTCTGAAACTTCTTTGCGTTTATGGTCAACTTTTGGCATAAAGGCAAAATCAGAGTTTTTGGCGGGAAATGCAAGTTTCTTGTTTTTGGGGCTTGACGGGTAAATGAAAAACGTTTTTTGTTTGTTAAATGAAAAACAAAATCACACCTAAAATAGATGACACCGTCAAAATATTCACCCATTACATAAAATCAAAATGAGCTTATCCGAATCAATCACCCTCTGTGCCGCCTTGTTTTATGGGTCTGCATTCCTTGCCGCTTACATTGTGTATAACTTGCCGGAGTGGAAATTCCAACGGGCATTGCGCAAGCTTGGCAAAACATTAGACAAACGCACCCCCAAGAAATCATAAATTATGGACCCAAATAAAACACCATTCAACCCCAACAAACACATTGCCGTTGTCTGTGCCCACAAAGGCATTGATATGAGCAAGACCGGACGCAATGCCCCGTGCCCCTGTGAGTCCGGCAAGAAGTTCAAAAAGTGCTGTATTGACCAAACCCCTAAAAACATCTGCTTGCGCTTTGCACGGGCGGACCGGGACTTCCACATTACCAACTTGAATGGGGACTTCCAACACGCACGGAAGCTTGCAGAACAACACAATCAGTTGTTGGCGGTCCTGAAGTTGCTGGACAATGCCACATTCAAAGATTTCACCCCCTTTGAAGTCCAATAATGAACTACCTTAATTTACAGCTATTCAAGGCCCTTGTGGGTCTTCAGGGCGACGGTTCAGATGTTTATGAACTGCTTGAGGGTGACTTGCACCCACGCGGGGACATCCGGGATTGTGTGGGTGATGACATCATTGCCACATATGAAGCTTGGGCAAGGGAACAACAAGAGGTTTATCAAGTAAACAAAGGATCCAAGGCTTGCTTCTGTGATGATGGAAAACACTTCTTTCATTGGATGCAAGTGACTGAATACCCAGATGACCGGGAAGAACATGACTTTCTTGATTGGGAATACCTGAATGATGATTGGGGGGACAGGTGAACCAAGGAATTTGCCAGTGTGAAGAACCCACCGTTGCCCGGAATGCCCTTTGCCCTTGCGGAAGTGACAAGAAGTTTAAAAAGTGCTGCCTTAGATGATTCAAAAGAAGCGAGAAAACCCACACGGTTGTTTGTTCCGTGTGGGCTTTTTTGTGACTAGGTTGCAAACTGGACACCAATGGTTTCCACATAGTCCGGCCGTGCATCCAAAACCATATATCTCGCCTCGTCGAATACATGATCAATCGCGGTGGTCTCAACGTCATCTGGGTCTTTTTCTGATCTTGGCAAAACTGGAACCGTGTTAATAAACGCTTTGCAATTTCGCATGACAAACAACCCCGGCCCTTCCCGCTTAACTGAGTTTTCCAACATATCCCGCATCAACTGAAGGCCATTCTTGCGGCTCCCCTTCTTCTTGTCCGACCGGGTCCACGTTATACCCTCTTCCTGCATGATCGAAGCAATTGAACCACTTTCGGCTTCATTTACATCATAAATCTGATTGTCAGCCGGGCCGGGTGTGACAACATTTTGCACCCAACCCAACAAAAGTAGGTTTTCACAGGTCTCTTTGACACGCTTTGCCACGTCCCGAGCTGACAGCTTCAAGCCTTTGTTGTGCCCGTAAAGATCAACACCCCCATGCGGGTTCTTCCGGGCTTCAGCCCCATATACTTCCCCAAACCGGATAAGTGACCCTTTTGGAAAACAAAGTGTTTTGCCATCAACCTCGATTTCCTCACCATTGGAAATGCCCCAAAACCCAACCGAAAACGGGTGAGAAGATCCCCAGTCAAACGAGCGCCGGGTCTTCCAATTCGCCGGGACCGGGAACCTTGGAACAATGTGCACACCACTTTCCCAAATGTCGTCAATTGCCCCACCCGCTGTGACATCCCAATCCCCTTCAAGCCAAGCTTTGCGTTTGTTGGGATCTGTGATGTTTTCAAGGTCTGCAATATATTCGGGGGCAAGATACCTGTTTTCTTTGTAAGAACTGAACAACCGGACCTGTGTTTTGATGACATCCAATTCCATTTGTGTCCGGGGATTGAAGACCTTTGTGGTGTTGCGCACTACCTTGCCCGCCGGTGCCACGTCAACGAATCGCGTCTTAACCCAGTTGTGCCCCGCTCCACTTGGGTTTGTGGTGCTGAAAACCATTAAAGGAATCTCTGGCAAAGAGTTCTCTGGGTCTGGGCTGTGTTCTTCTGGGATGAATGATGAACGGTTGCAGGACATCATCAAATCATAGCATTCCGAGGTTGCCCACTGCGATAATTCGTTAAAACCCAAAAATGCAAACTCTTGTCCGTGAAATTTATCATAATCCCCCGGCTTCTCCATCACACGCAAAAGCAGTTCTTCCCCGGAGGGCCAAACCCACTTGTAAGATGATTGGGAAGCAAGGAACTTGGCACCATCTTTGAACTTGGGGACCCAATGATGACACCACGCCAGAAAGAGCCGTATCCCTGCCCCACATGCCGCCTGAACCGCATAATTTGAACGTCCGTCTTACCACCGCCTCGGGTCCCATCAACCATGATGTGGTTCACCGGGGCGGATAATGCCAAACACTGTGACCCCGGCAAGGGCTTCCAGATGACTTTATTTTGCGGGCGATTGGGCATAAATCACAACCAGTAAATTAATTTCGTTCATTCCTCTCTCATAATATATCTAGGCGTTAGCCTCTTCCAGTTCCTTCGGGATGCTTCGGGATTGATTTGTCGTGGAGCCAGTCGCTCGCTTTTCGGAATCCGAATATCCACGCGATCTCCGAAAGAGGATGCGCAAGAAGATTATGGATCGACCATCGGAAGTGGTCACTGCTCGCGGCACGAACCTTTCGGCATATCCCGTTTAGCGAGCATCGAGAACAACCACGAAGGCTAATTAATTCCTTTCGCTCATCCCTCGCTTCACTCATCACACACCTCCACGTTGGGCGAAAGCTCCACCAACACTTTTGCAATGCGCTCAAGCTCGTCATCCGACAGCGTTTTTACAGCCCCGAATTTCCAGTTTCGAAACCGCATGTAATCGACCTCTGCCGCAAGGCAGACACCTTTTGCGTTCAAGAGGGGTAGCCTTTCGGCTAGCCCCTCAGATGTAAGTTTCGTAGCCATTAAGCGAGAGGTTGACGTGCAGCAACAACAGCCATGGACATCTTTACTTCATCAGCAGAAAAGAATTTGCGATTGTCAGTTTCGGCGGAGCACTCAAACAATGCGGAACCACCGAAAATTAGCTCACTGCTCTTAGTCTTCTCAAAGAGAGCAGCATTTTCATCTATATTAAGGTCAGACACTTCAAGCACGTTTTCTGGCAAGTCTCCGGAATTAACATCTGCATAAAAGCCGATAAATTTTGAATTGGATAATTCTTCTAAAACTTTGATCTTATTTTCGCGTGTTATGTTCATTTTTATATTTCTCGTTTCGTTGTGTTGTCATTGGGTTTGTCCCTCTGATCTACACACAATCTAAACACAAAAGTTTATGTGTCAACCCCTAATTTAAACTTTTTTGTTTATTTATCACGGTAGGCATTTCGGGACAATCCCAGAGGCCGAGCCATTTGCACTAGCCATCGAGGTCATTCGTGACACCCAACCCGCCCCATTCACAAGCCAAATCACTCAGAGTCGGCTTTTTTGTGCCCTTTAAGCGCCTCTTGCTGTCTGACTGCGTCTTTCTCCCAATCATTGAGGCTAGAGCCACCTGTGGGCACTAGCATCACCCCACCGCCGTGTTTGAGGTTCACTTCGTCCGGCTCATTGTGTCCTGCCATTTTATTGTCAATCTCAACAGCCGCGAGTTTGGAAGGCACCCTGAAGGTTGTACTTATGTGGTCACCTTCGCCATTGTAGCGCCGGGTCACTGATTCAATCAGGTCTGCATTCGTGTCCCCTGCATCGTCTGGGTCAATCGCGATTGGGTTGACCCGGGCCACACGGGCAAGGAACTCCCGCTTTTCTTGCCGGGACAGGGTGGTTGCTGTTTCTGTGTTCCTTTGAAGCCGGGCAATTTCCGCTTTGATGTGTGGTTGCTTTTCAAGGTCTTGGTAACTTGACCGGGCTGAGTCCTTAGATCCACAACGGGGGTATGCCTCCAAATAACAATCAATTTTAGTCATTTCACCCCCTGCCCGGTTTGCACAATAAATGCTTTGGGATTTTGTGAGTTTTTTGAGTTTATCCGCCATAGGTTAAGAATGAATGAACAGTAAGGGATTCTGCAACCCCAAAATTTTACACCTCACACCAAGGGGTTTTTCTGTTAACCCCAAAAATGAAGATATAAATTTACAAAGGACCCCGGACAGACAGACAGAGAAAAATAACAATAATGTAATGTGTGCGGTAAAAACACTTTTTCTTTCTTTCCCCCTTTTTTCCATTTTCCTACATGTTCTTAATGTTATTTTTCTCTGTCTGTCTGTCCACAACTTCAAAAATAAACAAATCTCTAATTTATAACTTCAAATTTGCAGTTAAAAAGGAAACCTGAGTAAATAGCCCAACTTTTTAGGGTTTTATGTATAAAAGGTTGTTGACATATAAAAAAACTGTTACATAAAAAAGGTTTATGAATAGACATGACTCCAAATTCCCCACACACCCAATGGTTCGGAAAGTCCCCGAAGAATTGAGGCATTTTTTCAGTATGTCCCAAGACGGTAAAACAATCCTTTGGGAGTTTAACACGGTACAAAAGGGTGGGCACCTACTAATTTCACCGAGGATGGCATCGCGGGAAGGGGAACCCGCTGGGTGTCTCACCAAGCACCCGAAAGGGCATTCAAGAGCTGGTGAGCCCGCTTGGCTGAAAATTTATTTGTTCGGTGATATTCTGAGAGGTGCAGAGGTTGCTTATTGTTTGCAAACGGGCGATGAGGTCCCTCATGACTGCAAAGTTGCCTGCCGCGATGGTGACCCAACAAACAACAACATAAAAAACCTAGTAGTCATTAAAAAAATATGATCACAACACCCCGATTCTTTGGTGGCGACGCCAGCCACCTATTCAAGCACGTCGAACCCCTACCTTGTGCAAATTTCAAGGAGTTCTTTGACACGCAACTACGCGCACCCATCCGGTCACAGCACACCGCCGCCGAATTCACCGCGATGAGTGAAGCAGGCAAGAAACAGGTCAAGTTTGTGCGCTACTTCACACCGTCGAGTTTTGCTGAAAAGAGCAAAGGCGGGTATCTAAAAAACAATGCCAATGTCAAAGCAGTAAACCTGCTCTGTCTGGACATTGACCCGGAGAAGGTCAAAGATCCAGAAACAGGCAAATGGGTTGAGACTGGGGACTACCCCGCCGCCCGACTGATCAAAAACCCTCAAAGATTGCGCGAAGCATTGGATGGCCTCAATTTTGCACTTTACACCACCATCAACCACACACCGGAAGCCGCCCGCGCCCGGCTGGTTGTCGAAGCGGACAACCTGCCCCCAGAACACTACGCTGAAGCGGTGAACCACATAGCCGCGCTGATTGGCCTGCCATCTGTCACCACTGAATCAAAAACGATCTCACAAGCGATGTTTAGACCCACCATCTTTGCAGACACGGACTTGAACTTTAACCACCCAGTGGTTGACTATTTTTGCAAAGGCACCGCGTTTGACCCATCTGTCTTAGTTGGTATCGGTGCAACAACAACGAAGCCAGGCAAACCACCGAAACAGGCAAGCACCGACTTTTTTGACGGCATCGAGTACTTGAAACAGTCCGTTTACGGTGTGGAACTCAAAGATGCAAAAGAGGCCATTTCTGCACTGTCACCGGACTGCTCACAAGACGACTGGATACGCTGCGCTATGGCACTGCGCCACCAATTCCCAAGCCAAGATGAAGAAGCTTTTGCGCTGTTTGATTCTTGGAGTTCCGAAGGCCGGACGTATGAGGGGGAGGAAAAGACGCGCTACCGGTGGGATCACACGAGCGCCACACCCTCAAATCGGCTGCCAACCACCATGAGAACCATTTTCAAGCTCGCTAAAGAAGCAGGCTGGGACTGTGCCGAAACGAATCAGAAGCTTTTCGCTCGCCTCACCACTTGGCTGAAAGGCTGCACCACGCTTGAAGACCTACTTGACCGGGGGTTTGAAAAAATTGTAGTCAGTCCCCTGCTTGGGTCTGCCTATGAAACGCCACTGATTGACACTGTCAAAAAACAGGCAAAATCTGTTTTTGGGTTCACCTACTCTGTTGCCGAGCTGAAAAAACACCTGAAAACTCTACAGTCCGAAGCCAAAGAAAAACAAAGGCAAAAAGACAGCGAAGAGAAGCCAACCCCACTTTGGGCAAGAGGGCTTGTCTATCTTTCCGGTCTTGAGCGTGTCTATCGCACCGAGACTTGTGAGGTGCTAACCAAAAGCTCTTTTGACTCGTCATACGGCGTCAAACTACTCCCCAACGCGCAAGAGTTACAGGAGCGCGGTGACACATCATTACAGGCCAAACTTACTCCTATTGTGCGCCCGCAAGACTACATTCTCAATGAGTTAGAGATCCCGCGTGTTTATGACCTGACCTATGACCCAGCCAACCCAGATGATGTCATCGTCGTTAAAGGCAAAAAGCGGTTTGTGAACACCTATACAAAGAGCTATGCCAAGGCGGATCGCAAAACAGCCGACGAAGCTGGGCGGGTGATTTTAAAGCACGCTGCACTACTGATTGCCGAGCCGGAGCACCAGCGCCGGCTGATTGATTTCATCGCGTTCATGGTCCAAAACCCCGGCAAAAAGGTTCGCTGGGCATTCCTAATCCAGTCGGCACAAGGCAATGGTAAAGGCTTACTGGCAAAGGCGCTTCGTGGTGTGTTTGGCCGGGGCAACATCAAAACGGTGGACCCGGAAGCAATTTTTAGCCCATTCAATGACTGGGCAGTTGGCACCCAGCTTTCAATTCTAAATGAGATCCGCGTCACTGGGCACAGCCGCCATGATGTGATGAATAAACTCAAAGAGCCAATCTCAGACGACCACGTCTCTATAAACCAGAAATTTAAACCAAACGAAGAGTTTGAAAACGTTACTAATTACTTGATTTTTACAAACCACAAAGACGCCATCGCGGTGGAGCAAAGGGAGAGAAGATATTTTGTTGTGTTCTCCCCAATCCAAACGGAGAAAGACACTGATAGGCTCATGGAGTCCGGCGCACTTGAGCCACTACAAAAACTCGTTGACTCTGCCCA